CTAGGAACAGGATCACCTGTACAACAAGCAGCCGGACTATTGCAAGTAGTACAAGCTATATCAGGTAATAATCCTACTGTAGGAAAACAATTAGCAAGAATGTTAATGAAAGGCGGAATATCTACACCAGAAGCTCCAGTAGCTCCAGTTGAAGAAGCATCTCGAAACTTTGCAGTAGCAGAAGATGTAAGCTCAGCATTGACAAATAGAATGGGAAAACTTGATAAAACACAAGCAATGCAGATGATGAGAAAAACATTAAAGAATAAGCCGGCTTCACAACAAGCAGAATTTGTAGCAGATCTAGTTAAAGGTTTAGACTTGAAAGGAAATATAACATTACTAATTAAGAAAATTAGACAAACAAATTAATATGGCAAATAAGTTACAAAATGTGAAAGCTGTTAAGCAAATGCTTTCCGGCGAACATCGGACACAAACTAGAAAATCTATATACACTGGAAAATCTAAAAAAGAAATTTCAGATTCAGATATTGTAGAAAAATTTGAAAATGGTAAACCTAAAATATGGATTGAAACGGATGTAAATGGATATAAATTTCGTATTACTCAATACGATGGGTTTAAATCTCGTGAGCCAGAAAATAGCATATTAAAAAGTATTCAAAAAATTCTTAAAGTACCAGAAACATGTCCTGATTGTGGTACTAATATGCGTGAAAAAGAAAGAAAATTAAATTTTAAGTTTTATTTTAGTCATAAAAAATGTTTTGGATGTGTATTACAAGATGAACGACACATTAAAGAACAAGGCCCTGATGTATGGAAGGCGTATGAAAAGAAGATTATGTTAGGGAATGCAGAAGCATGGTTTAGAGACGCAGATAAAGAAGTAGAGATTTTAAAAACACAGGTTAAAGAAACATCATGGGAAAATGCACAGGGTGAAAGAAATGAAGTAGATATTACATTGTTTATTGAAAAAATGGAAAAAGATTACTTAGAATTAAAATCAAATATAAAATCTTCCTTCGAAGAATAAAAGATAAATATGGATACCGCCGAATTGAAGATACGACAATACATTAGAAATATTATAAAAGAAAGTCTTTATGAAGCAGATAATATTGATTTAAGTAAAGTATTTATGAAAGGAGTAGGCCCAGGCGGAGAACCTAATCCAGATCAAACCACAGATGAGCCGATAGAAGATGTATTAGATGATTTTGAAAAAGAAATTAAACGTGCAGATTTAGATGCACCGGAATCAGAGGCATTAGGATTAACATTGGCAGGTATTGCATTATCAGCCCCGGAGATTATTAAATTAATAGGAAAATTAGTAAATTTATTAAAAAGGGTTCCAGGACTAAAAACATTATCGGGCGATAGGTTAATTGCAATTGGTAATAAGTATCATCATAAGATAACAAGTGCATTTGAATTTATAATAAAGAAGGCTGGAGTTAAAGATCCTACAAAAGCAAAAAAGTTCGCCGGCATTTTACATCATATAGTAATTGCAATGTTATTGGTAGCCGGGGGCATATCTATGCAAGGACTTGCAACTACAGGTAGTCTAAAAGGCGCGACATTGAAAGGTGCATTGAATGCTATTAAAGCAAAAGAAATAAGATCATTTCTAGTAACATCAGCAGATGCAATAATATAAAAGAAAAATTATGAGTATATTAACAAATTTATTTTCCGGCGGAGCAGCCGAATTAGTAAAAGGTGTAGGTGGAGTTTTAGATAACTTAACAACATCAAAAGAAGAAAAATTAGAAGCAGAAAGAAAGATCCAAGAACTTATAACAAACCATGAAGCTAAAATGGAACAAAATATTACAGATAGATGGACATCTGATATGAAATCAGATTCATGGTTATCAAAAAATGTAAGACCATTAGTCTTAATATTTTTAGTTGTATGCACAGTATTAATGATATTCATTGATGCTGGTGCAGTTGCATTTCATGTAGAAGAAAAATGGACAGATCTATTACAATTAGTACTAATGACAACTATCGGTGCATATTTTGGCGGTAGATCATTAGAAAAAACTAAGAAATAGATTTACTAGGTTTTACGAAGATAATTCTTTATATTATATTATATGGCGGTAAAGAAATCAATAAAAGAAATCATACGCGATGAATATAAAAGGTGTTCAGTAGACCCTATTCATTTCATGCGAAAGTATTGTATTATACAACATCCTACTAAAGGTAAAATGTATTTTAACCTTTACCCGTTTCAAGAAAAGGCATTAACACAATTCAAAGAAAATAGGTATAGTGTTGTACTCAAATCTAGACAACTAGGAATATCAACTTTATCAGCCGGATATGCTCTTTGGAAAATGATATTTCAATCTGATTATAATGTATTGGTTATTGCAACTAAACAAGATGTTGCAAAAAACTTAGTTACTAAAGTTAGAGTAATGCATGATAACTTACCAAGTTGGCTGAAAGGCAATACTTCTGAAGATAATAAACTTTCATTAAGATTTAAAAATGGGTCTCAAATTAAAGCAATATCATCAAAAGGAGATGCTGGTAGATCTGAAGCGTTATCATTACTAGTAATTGATGAAGCTGCATTTGTTGACAGAATTGATGAAATATGGACTGCAGCACAACAAACACTAGCAACAGGGGGTGGCGCAATCATGTTATCAACACCAAACGGTACAGGTAATTTATTCCACAAAACATGGGTACAAGCTCAATCCGGAGGACAATTTTGTCCAATTAAATTACATTGGTCAGTGCATCCAGAGAGGGATCAAGTATGGAGAGATTTACAGACAGAATTATTAGGTGAGAAGTCTGCAGCACAAGAATGTGATTGTGACTTTATAAGTTCCGGACATACAGTAGTAGATGGCCCAATTATACAATGGTATGAACAAACATATATAGAAGATCCGAAAGAAAAGAGAGGATTTGATTCTAACTATTGGATTTGGGAATATCCAAATTATGCTAATTCATATGTAGTTGTTGCAGATGTCGCCAGAGGCGATGGGGCAGATTATTCTGCATTCCATGTATTAGATATTAAAACCATGCAACAAGTTGCAGAATATAAAGGAAAGATAGGAACTACTGAATATGGGAATATGTTAGTATCAGTTGCAACTGAATGGAATAATGCATTATTAGTAATTGAAAATGCAAATATAGGATGGGCTGTATTACAAGTTGCTATTGATAAAGGATATGAAAATTTATATTATTCTTATAAACAAGATGCATATGTCGATGAAGATGTTCATTTAAGAAAAGGATATGATTTAAAGAACAAAGGACAAAAAGTCCCAGGATTTTCAACCACATCAAAAACAAGACCTTTGATAATATCAAAATTAGAAACATATTTCAGAGAAAAGTCGCCAATAGTAAAGTCACAACGATTGGTAGATGAATTATATGTATTTATATGGAATGGTTCAAGGGCAGAAGCACAGAGAGGATATAATGATGATTTAGTAATGGCGTTTGGAATTGCATTATGGGTACGAGACACTGCATTACGATTACATCAACAAGGAATAGATTTATCTAGAAAAGCATTAGGCGGGTTTGGAAAAACATCAGCGGGAGTATATTCAACTGGTGCAGATAAACCAAAAGAATGGCAATGGAAAACAGGTGATAAGGACAATGAAGATTTAACCTGGTTATTAGAGTAACAATATATTTATATAAAATAGGAAAATTATGGCAAAGGATACATCATTAAGAGCAAGATTAGGCAGATTATTTGCAACGAACGTCGTTGTACGAAGAATTGCGAAGAATCGATTAAAGGCAGTTGATACAAACAGGTTACAGTCAATAGGTAATATGACTAATAAACGGTATGTCGATAGATTCTCCGGAGTTCACAAAGGAATGCCAGGATATGGTTCATATAACCAGAGTCAAACATTCCATACATCTAAAATAGAATTATTTACAGACTATGAAGCAATGGATATGGACCCCATATTATCATCGGCTCTCGATATATATGCAGATGAATCTACAGTAAAAGATGCTGATGGAGATACATTGACTATAACTAGTCCAAATGAAGATATACGAAAAATCCTTAGAAACTTATTTTATGATGTACTAAATATAGATTATAATTTATGGCCCTGGATAAGAAATGCATGTAAGTATGGTGATTTTTATTTACATTTGGATGTAGAAGAAGAAATTGGTATTGTTAATGTAACGCCAATATCAGCTTATGAGTTAAGAAGAGATGAAGGATTTGATCCAGAAAATCCATACGCATATAAATTTGTATTAGAAAATACGCATGGAGGTGGTAATAACCAATGGTCAGGTACAGGCGCGGCTGGTACAGTGCAAGAATTTCAACCATTTGAAATAGCACATTTTAGATTATTATCTGATACAAACTTTTTACCATATGGTAAATCAATGATTGAAGGAGCAAGGAAAGTATATAAACAATTAACTCTTATGGAAGATGCGATGTTAATTCATAGAATTATGAGAGCTCCAGAAAGAAGAATTTTTAAAATAGATGTAGGTAATATTCCACCTGCAGAAGTTGATAATCATATTCAGACAATTATCAATAAAATGAAAAAGGTTCCTTATATTGATGAAAAGACTGGTGATTATAATCTTAAATTTAATATGCAAAATATGATTGAAGATTTCTTCTTACCTGTTCGAGGAGGAGAGTCTGGAACAGCAATAGAATCATTACCTGGATTATCTAGTGATGG